TGTCCACTCTGCAATCTTGTTATCTAGTAATGAACCTTCGTTTACTTGGCTATCTAAAGTGAAGTTAACATTTAACTCTTTACCTTTAGATGTTTTAGCACTTAGGAAAATCTTACGAGTATGCGCGAAGAACGGGCTTACTAAATCACCAGATGGTAATAATTGAATCATTAATTCCGTTTGCCCTTTCTCGAAGAACAAGCGTTGATGTTTTGTCTCCGGGTAAACTACCTTCGGATGGTCACCGCCACCTTGTTGTTCTAGGTTCTTCTGTTCCTGTGCAATAATATCAGCAAAATTCATATATGTATTTTCCTCCTAATTGTTTTTAAATTTTATTATGTATTCTATGTACTTCCCAAAAACTAAGTGACGTTGCTACCTTTCACTTTCTTTGTCCTCCTCTCTTAACTGGTACTCTATTATAATACCATGTTACGAATAGGATGTCAACTAATTTTCTGAATTTTCTGAAAATTTATTAGTCGAATCTATCAGCCTCTCCTAAAACCCATTCAAGGGCTAATCGATAGCATCTATTTTGAGTAAGGTAACTTTTGTAATCCTCGTAACTAATTTCTCTATTTTTCCACGCTTCTCTTACTTCTTTATCTGTCTCCAAAGTCTCGTTAAATACTACCATAATCTCTTCGCGAGTCTTCATTTTATTTAGCATCTAGTACAACCTCTCCGTCGATAGTAAATACATACCAGCCATCAACAGTTAATGCCATACTAACTCCATCGATACCGTTCTTACTATACCAATAAGGAAAGTATCTTTCTTTAAACTCATATGGAGTTAAGTATTCTAGTGCTTCCGATAGTTCGCGGAAAGCTTCTGATTGCTCTAAATGTTTAGGTACATCATATAGATTAGGTACCGACATTAATAGCCCCTCCCTATCTGTGGATTTACTTGTTGTTGCGTGTAATTATAGTAAGCTTGTTCATCTTGCATAAACTTACTACCCGCTCCTTGACCATACGACAGGTCATTAGCTACTTGTTTACCATACGACTGTAACATGTCTTTACGTTGCTCAAACGCTTTCACAATACGTTGCAAACGCCCGATAACATGCGTATAGTGTACACAAACTTTCTTCTGTTTTAAATACGATTCTTGTTGCTTTATGTATGCTTCTACTTGGTCTTTCGTTGCTTTTCCGCCTTGCGCGGTAATATGTACTCGTGCTTCTCCATCTAACCGTGACCATTCAACTTCTAACTTTAAATCTTCCATCTCTTGATAGTAACGTAGCTTCTCTAGTAAAGAAGACCAGTATATATACTTCGACGGTTGTTCCAACATTTCCTGCTGCAAAATAGACTCGTTGATTTTTAATTCATTACGCATATCGAAGGTTAGTTCTTGTCCAGACTCGTCCCTTATGCGTAAATTCTGAAAATCAAGGTTGTCCACATTGATGTCTATCAAACGGCATTCTCCTCCTTTTAAATAGAATAGAGAAGACAACTATCATCTTCTCTAATTATAATACCACTATTCTATTAATAATGCAACTACTTTTTTTAAAGTTTATTTATTTTTTTAACAAGTCTTAGCTGGAACGAATCTTTAGAGTAGTGTTTGAAGTGCGGGTTGCCTTTGACGTTCTTAATCATGTCGTTAATATTACTCCATGAGCCATTAGCCCAGTCTTTATGATTATCGCAGAGAAGATAGTATTCATCTTGCGCCGGAGTTTTGGTGATAGTATATGTACCACTCTTTAGGATAATAATATCACCTATTTGGTAATTTTCAACTTTAGCTGGTTCGTTTATGATAATACGCATTTTATTCTTCCTCCTTTTGTTTATACCATTCTTTTTCTACTCTGTCTATCTTTTCTTTATGTATAACATCTTCACATTTCTTACACTTATACCTAGTTGTTGTAATTACTAAATTGTCGTTGCCATCTCTTACTGATGCGATTGTCTCATATTCACCCTCATAGTCATGTTGACAAAATAGTTGCGTAAAGAATTTAATCAAAATATATCCTCCTCGTGATAGTCGTGTTCTAACTGTTTAATAACTTCCATATGGAAACTGGTAGTTCTAACTAAACCCCAATCAAATTCGTTCTTGTGTCGATACACATAACAGATACCATTCCACTTATATTCAAAATCCCCTTCGTAATAAACTCTTCCTGTCTCCATTTAACTTCACCCCTTATTTAAATTTAAAGACAATTTTAAAGTTCTCCACTCTTCTAGTGTCATCTTAGGATGTTTTGTTTTAATCCATTCAAAATCTGCTTTCTCGTAAACGCTTTTCATCCATCTTACATCTAATCTATTACCACCATACACACGCCATTCTTTGTAGCCACCTACGTTTGTACTAACTGTTACCGATGCAGCCGCCATTATAATTCCTCCTCTGTGTCCCATCCCCACCCTACATTCTCTTGGAACTTGTCAATGTCTACGTATTCGATTAGTCCATAAGCTTTTTCATTCGGGTCTGGGTCAGGGTCTATAAATAGTACACCTACATACCCTTCAAATAAATCCACTTCTCTAATCTTACATTTTACTTGTAGATTTCCTAGCCACTCCATTTCTAATATATCTGCGGGTAAGGTACAGTAGTGACCTTTTAAGCTGTTACACAACTTTACAAGCTTGTCCACTTCTTTTTTAATATTTAGTAAGTTAACTTTAGCCATTACCATTCACCTACTTTCGCTACTTCATCTATACCTACAAAACTTACTGATGGGTAGTTATTTTCTAAAGGGTCTAAATATTTCAACGAAACCATATGCCCGTCTAGCTCATATTCTGACACTATGCATTCCACCATAATGTCGCTATCATAGTAGCTATTTAGTTCATTTAATGGCATCGTAATCTTTTTATCTATTAGAGAATCCATAGCTACCACTATATCATCAAAAGCATCATCGTACTTATCAGAGAATCGTTTAAAATCTTTTTTACTAATCATTCTGCACCCCCGGTAGTAAACTTCTTCTATTTTCATCCACTAGTTTAATAAGGTCAAACCTAGAGTGACCGAAGCAATGGTCATGGTCTTCGAGTACATACACGCATCCTTTGTACTCATAAGTTTTTCCGTAGTCATAATCCGGGCTACCCATATCTGATTCTAAAATAACATCATCCATATCCACCAATTGCCAACTAGGTTTATCAATCCCAAACACTTCGATAGCTATACTAAATGGCGGTTCCTCTTTTTCTACTCGTTCTTCAAATGTAACCCCTTCTGATTCCAAAAACACATCTTTATCTGATACATACCCTATGTACGTTCCTTTATAAAACATGTTATAGTTCATTTTAATGTAACCTTCCTTTTACTTAGCAATCCTTTAATTCCATTGTCGTACTCAACAAATATGAAGTAAGTGCCGTATTCTTTTAC